CCAAGCTGAAGCTCCTGCCGGATGAACTTCTCGGTGTGGTAGCACAAATGCGGCTGGTTGGTGCATCGCACCAGCACATGACCGTAGGGGAAATCTACAGCGCACTCAAGGAGGGGGCACAGCCATGACCCAAACCTTCACACCCAAACGACTCAGGCTGATTAAAAAGTACCATGATATCAACGTCGAACACGTCGATTGGTGGGACTGTACCTACGACGACTTCAAAGCCCGGATGGCCGACAAGCATATCGGGGCGGATGATATCCGCTTCTCTGGCTTCTGGTCACAGGGGGATGGTGCGTCGTTCACTGGCTACATCCTCGACAACAAGGCGTTCTTTGAGGCTCACGACCTCAGCAAGGAATATCCGTGGATCACCAAGCTCATGGGTATGGGCGGTGACTTCACCCTCAAGATCGAACGGACTAGCCACCACTACGCCCACGAGTACACCATCGGTGTGGACCTGATCTTCACCACCATGTTCAGCCAAATGATTGAGTACCATCAGCGTGACGACCTGCGCAGTGTCATAGCCGAGCGTTGGGATCAGCACCTCGATGAGGAGTACGCATCACTGACTGGTGTCGTAGCCGAGATCATCCGTGGCTACTGCCGTGAACTCTATAAGCAACTGGAGGAGGAGTACAACTACCTGACAAGCGACGAAGCCGTATGGGAATCCATAGAAATCAATGAGTTGGACCACACAGACGAAGAGGAAGAAGTACAATGAGCAGACTGACTAACAACATCCGTGAGCAGATGGCCCGCAAGCTGGTCAACCACCGCTATACTGACGAGGCCAAGGAACTGGTGCGCCTCAACAAGGCACTGGCCGAGCGTGCCTATGACCACTGCTACACCAAGGAGATCGTTGGCCACATGGAGGCCATCAAGAAGGCGTTTCCGTCCGCGTTCCGTGAATACAACATCATCAACGTCAACGCTGGCGGCTTCAAGGTCGATCTAGGTGGGCAAGTGCGCAATCGCTGGGTCACCGTCGTGCAGGAGGCACCGCGCAAGTTCGTCGTCGCCGGAGATAGCTATACCCCGCACAACATCACTGACGAGAAGCTGATCGAGGAGATCAAGGCGTTCGCCATCCGGCGTGAGGACTTCAACGATGTGTGCTCCACTGCTTACAGCGAGGCAATGTCGGTGCTCAATACCATGACCAGTGGCAAGAAGCTGGCCGAAGCATGGCCCGAAGCCATGGCTGTGATCGGTGACCTCATTCCCGAGGATCAGCGCACCCTGCCTGTCGTGCAGGTGTCGGCCATCAATGCCAAGTTCAAGCTGCCCCCTGAAACCAAGACCAAGGAGGAGAACGTCTGATGGAAATGCGACTGTTTGCACTGCGCCGCTACCGCAAGGGACCGCTGGTCAAGGATCAGTTCGGTGATGTGATCTACCTCGACAACAAGACCGAAGCCAAGCGGCTGAGGGATCGGCTCGGCGGTGATGCCGTCGTCACCCTCGGCCCGGATCACAAGATGTATGAAGGGAGAATGTGATGTCGATACCCACCACAGCAAGTATCATCGTCGGCACCAATGGCTTCGTCTGGTACACTCCGAAAGCCACCGATCAGGGTGAATACATTCACCTGAAGAGTGCCCGTACCATCCGGCAATGGGGCACGACCGAGGGTCTGGCCGAACTCGTCAATGGCCCGACCAAGGAGACCAAGCTCGACAGCGCCAGCGATGTGGTCCTCGCGAAGACCGCGTTCCTGTTCGCCATCCCCTGCAAGGACTGGAAGCCGTGACCACCCTCTGGATGCTGCGGCTCGTACCTACCCGAGTCGGAACCGGCTACGGCTACGGCAACGGCTACGGCAACGGCTACGGCTACGGCGTCGTGTGAGTCATACAATTACTACAAATCAGCTCAACACAAGGAAACATATCTATGCGTGCAGAACTTCTCAAGGGAACGCTCAAGGCCCTCTTCTCGATCCAGCGCACTGTCTGCATCGAAGGCCCTCCGGGCGGCGGCAAGACCACCATCGTCCGTGAAGTGGGTGAGGAGCTTGGTGTTCCTGTCATCATGCGTAACCCTGCTATGGCACCGGTCGAGGACTTCGGTGCCCCTGATATGCTGGCCTCTGGCAACTGGTTCGGCTACAAGATGCCCGACTGGTTCCCCTACAAGGGCAAGCCCGGTACTGAGCGCGGCGGTATCCTGCTGTTCGACGACCGCAACCAAGCAACACCAGACCACCAGAAGGCTATCGCTCACATCTGTCAGGCTCGTGACCTGCATGGTGTGCCTATGGCTGATGGCTGGCAGGTGATCTCGACGGGTAACCGTCAGGCTGACCGTGCTGGTGCCAACCGAGTGCTCTCACATCTGCGTAACCGTGAGACTGTCTACGAGTTGGACACTGATCTCAACGACTCGACCAAGTGGATGATCGACCACGGTGTGAAGCCCGAGGTTATCAGTTTCCTGCGGTTCCGGCCCGGTCTGCTGCATGACCATGACCCTCAGCGTGATGCCAACCCGACGCCCCGTTCGTGGGTCGAAGGTGTGTCCGATATCCTTGGTGTTGTGCCTGCCGAGGCAGAGTACGACTCGTTCAAGGGTGCTGTCGGTGAGGGTGCAGCGGCAGAGTTCGTTGGTTTCATGCGGATTTTCCGCAAGCTGCCCAACCCTGACGCTATCCTGATGAACCCGACCACTGCTGATGTGCCGACCGATCCGGCTACGCTCTACGCTCTGTCTGGTGCGCTCTCTCACCGTGCTACTGACGGTAACTTTGAGCGTGTCTGCACCTACAGCGAGCGTATGCCGCCAGAGTTCAGCGTCCTGACTATCTCCTCAGCGGTGCGCAAGAACCCTGACCTGTGCAACACGCAAGCGTTTACGAAGTGGAGCATCGAGCACCAAGATGTCCTCTTTTAATGACAACGCTAACTACCTCTCTCAAGCAAGAGCGTGACGCTTTTTACTGGCTGGTGTTCCTGATGGAGCGCCAGCCACACAAGCAGATCGAACTCAGGCACCGCCGCAACCAACTCAATGGATCGTCGAAGCAGAAGCGTATCGCAATGGACCGCCTCGAAGAACTGGCGATGCAGTACCCCCAAGACTACCTCGTGTTCCAAACCAAACAGCGTTTGCTTGGTAAATAAACCAATAACTTAGCGGAGTAACTGACATGACGATGATGCTTAATGACCGTGCCCTTCTCGTGTCCCTGTCGATCTCGCAGTGGACGGCGCGTAAGCTCGACAAGCGAGCGACCAAGGAAGTGGCAGACAATAACCGTGCCAGCACCAGTGCTGGCCGGTACAACAAGTCTCTGCTTCCGCTCAACGATCTGCTGGCCCACGTTCACCAGAAGACCGGCCTGATCCGCGAGAAGTTTGCCAAGAACACCCTGCCTTGGGGCATCGACGGCACCCGCATCCTGCCCAGTGCCAACTACCTGTCGTTCATGCAGGACTTTCGTAAGGAGAAGTCCGAGTGGCAGTCCCTCGTGACCATGTTCATCGACAACTACGACGACCTCGTGGACGGTGCCAAGCGTTGGCTCGGTGATCTCTACGACGAGAAGGATTACCCCACCAAGGAGAGTGTGGCTGACAAGTTTGCCTTGGACATGGGTATTTTTCCCGTGCCGACCAGTGACTTCAGGGTGCAGCTCTCCAGCGATGAGCTGACCCGCCTTCAGGAGGAGATGGAAGAGCGCATGGTGACTGTTCAGCAGGAAGCCATGATGGACGCATGGGGTCGGCTCTACAAGCATGTCCAGCACATCACCGAGAAGCTGGCTGATCCCAAGGGTATCTTCCGCGACAGCATGTTGGACAACGCACAAGAGACCTGTGACCTGCTGACACGTCTCAACATCGCTGATGATCCCAACCTCGAAGCCATGCGCCGAGAGGTGGAAGCCAAGCTGATCAGCCACCACCCTGACAGCCTGCGCAATGACCCTGACCTGCGTCAGGATACCGCAGCCGAAGCCAAGAAGATCATGGACCTGATGGGTTCATTCATGGGAGCAAACTAATGACTGACACAACCGCACTGATGCGCCGCCTTTCCAAGGCCAAGACCAGCCTGATCCTTGAGTCGCCGTTCATCGGCACCATCGCTCTCAACATGCCGTTCCTGCTGAGTGACGAGGTGCCCACTGCTGCGACCAACGGCAAGCGGGTGGTGTTCAACCCCTCGTTCATCGACCCTCTGACTGATGAGGAACTCAAGTTCCTCGTTGCGCATGAGGTGTTCCACCCCATGATGGAGCACAACTTCCGCCGTGGTGAGCGCAACCCTCGCAAGTGGAACCGTGCCTGTGACTACGTGATCAACCAGCTTCTTACGCAGGAGGGTGTCGGCAAGATGCCCTCCGGTGGTCTGCTCAACGCTCAGATTTATCAGGCTGGTGGCGGCACCAGCGATGGCATCTACAACATCCTCGAAGATGAGTCCGGTGACGACGGCAGCGGCGGTTACGCTGATGGCAATGGTCCCTTCGATGACTGCGAGGATGCCGAGGGCAGCGCTGCTGAACAGGCACAGGCTCAGGCCGAGATGAAAATCCAAGTGGCTCAGGCTGCACAGGCAGCCAAGATGATGGGCGAACTGTCTGCCAACATGCAGAGACTTGTCGATGAGGTGCTGCAACCCAAGGTCAACTGGCGCGATGTGCTGCGCCGCTTTGTCGAGAAGGCCCGCACCGATCAGCGGACATGGGCACGGCCCAGCCGTATCTTCGCAGCACAGGGTCTCTACCTGCCCAGTGTGACCGGCGAGACGATGGGTGAACTGCTCTTCGCAGTGGACTGCTCAGGCTCCATTGATCAGCACACCCTGAACCAGTTTGCTTCCGAGATTGCCGCCGTCAAGGACGACTGCCTGCCGTCATGTATCCATGTGGTCTACTTCGATAGCACAGTGTCTCACTACGAGAGCTACGGCCCGAACGACAGCCTCGACATCAAGCCTCATGGTGGTGGCGGTACGGCGTTCAGCCCGGTGTTTGCCTATGCTCAGGAGCATGACATCAACCCGGTTGCCTGTGTGTTTCTCACTGACTTGTACTGCAATGATTTCGGTGACGCACCGGACTACCCGGTGCTGTGGGTTTCCAATGGCGCTGACCGCGCAAAGTTCGGAGAAGTGGTGATGATGGCATGATTAGCGAAGCCAGTGATTTGACCGAGGAACTGGGTAACCTGTGCTCTGGGTATGACATGCCCATTGTGCTGACCGCACTGACATATCTGTGTGCAGATGCCTGCGTTCAATCCGGCTTGGGTGAGGACACGTTCCTCACCCGCCTCAATGAGAGCATCCTTACAGCAGTCCAAGACATAAGGGAGTACGACAATGGCAACCGTTCGCATCACTAAGGAACTGACCAACGACATCATCGACAATGCCAAGGCCAAGTTCCGCGACAGCATCAAGAAGGCAGAGGACAGCCGTCCGGGCCACCACTGGGGTGACTACATCTACGAGGCTATCTTTGGGAAGTACGTCCCGATCATGGCCCAGCTACCGGACGGGTTCATCCACAAAACAAACAGACTGCTTGTGCGTAAGGTCGGTGACCACGGCGTGCAGCTTTACTTCGAGTTCTCCGCACCCAAGATGTGGCCCGGTACCCTGCCGCCCGAGGCACCAGCGGATAATCACTACAACAGCAGCTCGCTGCTACTGGACCACAGCCCTGTCTGGAACGACCTGCGTGATGAGGTGAAGGCATGGAAGGACCGGTGTACGGCAGCACGTAAGCGGTCGCAGGAGTTCACTGAGGGGGTGAGCAAAGTGTTGGAGAACTTCTCTACGCTGACACCGGCACTCAAGGAGTGGCCCCCGCTGTGGGAACTGGTGCCTGAGTACGCCAAGAACAAGCACAAGGAGATCACCGAGAAGCGCAGCAAGGCAGACAAGCCTACCGTCGATAAGGATGTGCTCGGTAGGCTGACCGGTGCCATCACTGCGGCCAAGCTCGGAGGACTGTGATGGACCTGCCACGTAAGTGGCCGGGACGTGTCAAGGTGAGGCAAGCCCTCACCCTGATGCGCCTGACTGGTAAGTGGGGACAATGGCCTGAACTCTACGCCACAGCGAGCAAGTCATACCAGAAGAACAAGTACCAGTGGTTCCGTGAGGCTTTCTACTGGGAAATCCACGGGCTGCACCCAGAACACCCAAGAGTGAAGAGGATAGGACGATGAAGAAGAGAGATAAAATTATCCGTACCTTGATGGACTACCCCGGCCTAACCCCGTGGCGGATCGCCAAGCGTGTTGGATGTACTGTGAGCTACGTCCACATGGTCGAGAAGGATTGGACCAAGGCAGAAGCCGAGGCGAAGGCCAAGGACGACAGGCAGACAGAGATGTTTGAGAATGTCGAGCATGTTAGTGAATCATCTAGTGACACCATCGACGCAGTGCTCAACGAGCGCGGCTCACGGTACGGCAAGTTCGAGTCCCATGCTGAGATCACGCAAATCCTGAAGCGTGAAGTTGCCCGGTATTTGACCCGGCAGCGCAAGGAACTCAGCTTCGATCAGCAGGAGGCACTCGACATGATCTTCCACAAGATCGGTCGCATCATCAACGGTGACCCGGACTATGCCGACTCATGGGTGGACATCGCTGGCTATGCCAAGCTCGTGGCCGACAGACTGGAGGGTAAGGCACGATGAAGATTACCTACGAAATTCGCACGGTCCGGAGCACTCCTGTGTTCCGGGCTGATACCCTTGAGGGTGCCAAGCGCGAGCTGGAGAAGTCGAGCAAACGTCTCGGTACGAATCTTTACCTGTTCAAAATCATCCAGACCGAGGAGGAAGTGCTTTACTAGAGTGTAAAGTATGTGTACCACCAACAAGAGGAGACTGACATGACTGACCTGTCACCGCTGGATCGTCGCTGCTGGCCATGGAGCCATACGTGGACGCGATGGGGAGAGACCGCCACCGTCACACGGAACGGCAAACCGCAAGTCGCACAACCAAGGTACTGCACCAAGTGTAATGCCAAACAGTGGAGAAAGGTGCCCCTCCTGTGACCGAAGCCGAGAAACTCGCCGCGCTGGGGGTGAAGCCATGACCCAACCGACCGTAACCGAGGCAGACAGCGATGGAGATGACGGAGCATGAAAGATATGCGTGAATATGTGATCGGCTTCGCAGCCGGTATTGCGCTTGGTGCGTCCGTACCTGCTTCAGCAGCAATGCTTCTGGGTAGAACGGGATACCTCTCTGGATGGACGGTAACCAAGGACGGGGATGAGGTTTGCTACATGCCCTACGTTTGGACAGCTACAAAGGAGATCGAGTGTGATTGAGACCTACGGCACTGCCCTGATAATGATCGCCGCAACCATCGTTTATTTCGCTGTCTCTATCCCACTGGCGATGTGGCTAGGCAAATGGATCAAGGAGAAGTTTAAGTGATCTGCCCAACCTGTGGTCATCGTGACCGACACTCACATAAGCGCTGCTGGAAGTGTGACCCGCCCGATCTAAGCACGTTCCAAGGGCGTCTGCGTCGGTGCCTGCTGGACCACAAGATGTCAGTGGTTAAGTTCTCTGAGCTTGCCGGGTTCGACCGAGGCTCAATCGGGAACATGCTTGCTTTCAACCGCCCGCCTACACTCGAACTGGTGTACTGTGCTGCTCAGATTTTCGGGGTGCGCGCAGGCTGGCTGGCCTTCGGAGAGGAGCCGCGTGATGGACATCTACACGATTGACTTCGAGACCTACTACGACAAGGACTACAGCCTGTCGAAGATAACGACAGAGATGTACGTGCGTGATGAGCGCTTCGAGGCGATTCTTGTCGGCGTCAAGAAGAACAAGGGGCCGGTGAAGTGGATACCCAAGCCCATGATCGCTGCGTTCTTCAACGCCATCGACTTCTCCGACGCAGCCATCCTCTGCCACAACACCGCCTTCGACGGGGCGATCCTCTCATGGCACTACGGTGTGAAGCCCAAGCTGTGGCTGGATACCCTGTCGATGGCGCGCCCTCTCCATAACGTGTCTGTAGGTGGCAGCCTCAAGGCACTGGCTCAGTACTATAAGCTGGGTGCCAAGGGTGATGAGGTGATCAACGCGCTCGGTAAGCGGTACGCAGACTTCTCCAAGGAAGAACTCGCTCGCTACGCAGCCTACTGTGTCAATGACGTAGAGCTGACCTACCAACTCTGGCTGAAGCTGAAGCGCGAGTTCCCCCAAGAGGAACTGCTGGTGATCGACCAGACCCTGCGGATGTACACCGAACCCATGATCGAACTGGATCGTGGCCTGTTGCTGCAACATCTCAGTGAGGTCCGCTCATCCAAGGAGAAGCTCCTAGAAATGGTAGCCGAGGCCATGTCCGAGGGGGAGAAGCTCGACGTTGCTGCGCTTAAGCCGACGCTGATGAGCAACCCTCAGATGGCGACACTGCTTGAGAGGTTGGGTGCGGAACCCCCGACCAAGGTCAGTGCCAAGACAGGCAAGACTGCGTTCGCTTTCAGTAAGACCGACAAGGCGTTCACCGATTTCCTCGAACATCCTGACGAGCGTGTCCGCGCTGCGGTTGAGGCACGACTTGGTGTGAAGTCCACCCTCGAAGAGACCCGGACCCTTGCGTTTCTCGGGATCGGTGAGCGCGGGGCGCTGCCCATCATGCTCAACTACTACGGTGCGCACACAGGCAGGTTCTCAGGTGGTGATAAGGTCAACCTCCAGAACCTGCCCAGCCGTGGCAACACCACGATCAGGCGCGCACTCAAGGCTCCGGAGGGATACGAGATCATCGCTTGTGACTCCAGCCAGATCGAAGCGCGCACTGTTGCGTGGCTCGCTGGACAGGACGATCTGGTGCAGGCGTTCCGTGAGGGGCGCGATGTCTACTCCGAGTTCGCCAGTGAGGTGTACGGCAGGACCATAACCAAGGCAGATTACACTGAGAGGTTTGTGGGTAAGACCTGCATCCTCGGACTTGGCTACGGTATGGGGGCCGAGAAGTTCCGTCGCACACTGGCACTGGCAAAGATCGAGATCGACCAGTACGAAGCCGAGCGCATCGTGCGGCTGTACCGACAGAAGTATTTCAAGATCGTCCAACTCTGGCAGATATGTGGTCAGGCGTTGACCAGCATGGTGCAGGGCCGTGGGGGTACGATCAACGGCAAGATCAGCTACGACAACACCGGCATCCTGCTACCCAACAAACTCAAAGTTACCTACCCTGCGCTGCGCCAGAACGGCAGCGGGTTCGAGTACATCAACGACGCGCGTACCTTCCGTAAGTACCTGAAGGATCGGGTGCTGGGGCTGCCATGTGACGACCTGCCATGGACAAAAATCTACGGGGGTAAGGTTGTCGAGAACCTCGTGCAGGCGCTGGCTGGTATCATTGTGCGTGGACAGATGGTAGCGATGGGTCTGGCTGGATACTTCGTGGCCTTCCAAGTCCACGACGAGAACGTCGCTGTGGTACCGACAGCAGAAGCAGAAGCTGCTGAGGCACATATCATTCGGCTTATGTCTCAGGCTCCATCGTGGGCACCTGATCTACCCGTCGCCTGCGAGGCAGGACGCGCCACCAACTACGGAGATTGCTAGTGACCATCAAACTCGCGCACTCATACTCGGCGCTGAAGCAGTTCGAGAACTGCCCGCAGCGGTACTACCGTCAGCGCATCCTGAAAGATATCAAGGACGAGGGCGGTGAGGCGAGCAAGCACGGCGAACGCATCCACGAGATGCTGGAGCGCAGGCTCAGGGACAACACAGACCTGCCGCAGGAGGCAGCCCACTACGAACCACTGTGCAAGGGTGTGGAGAAGCTCGCTCGTGGCGGTGAGTTGTTTGTGGAAAGGGAGATGGTCCTCACTGCCAACCACGAGCCGACAGGTTGGTGGGACTCTGACGCATGGCTCAGGTCCAAGCTCGATGTGCTGGTGATCAAGGGTGCCGACGCCATCGTCATGGACTGGAAGACCGGCAAGCGTAAGCCAGACTTCTTTCAGATGGAAATCTTTGCGGGTCAGGTGTTCAAACACTTCCCTGATATCCAGCGAGTGAAGACGGTTCTGGTCTGGCTCAAGGACATGAAGCTGGACGAGGAGACCTACACGCGGATCGACATGATGGGTATCTGGGGTGGCATCACCACAGCCACGAGCCGCATCGAACAGGCACTGCATCACGACAACTGGCCTGCAAGACCGAGTGGTCTCTGTGGTTGGTGCCCTGCGCAATCCACATGTAGGTGGGCACGCCGCTAATATGGTACTTGACATAGGTGTATCGTATGGTAGGAGGTGCATATGGGAGCAACCACCCCGGAAGGGAAGGTCAAGAAGCGGCTCACCGAGATGCTTCGCACCCACAAGATTTGGTATTTCTTCCCCGGAAACAATGGGTTCGGGAAGTCTGGACTGCCTGACATCATCGCCATCGTGAAGGGGCGGTTCGTCGGGATCGAAGTGAAAGCTGACAGGACCAAGAAGCCCACCGCTCTCCAGTGGAAAACTGGACACGAGATCAAAGAAGCAGGTGGTGATTGGTTCCTTGTCTATGATGACGACACCATCAAGGAAGTAGAGGGATACATCTGTGCTCGTAGTCGAAAAGGCAAAGGCGCTCGCGCTGAAGCTGAACAACCCTAACCGTGTACTCGATGTCATCCCTACGGCGAAGACCATCAACGTCCGTGGCCATGATCTGGTTATCGCACCGCACCGGCTCGATGAGGTCCGTGTCCTCAACAACATGGGGATCAAGGCTCCCTCTCCGATCATGCACTACTACGATTGGCCCGGTCGGTTCACGCCGTTCGATCACCAGAAGGAAACCGCTGCGTTCCTCACGCTCAACAACCGTGGACTTGTCCTCAACGACATCGGCACCGGCAAGACCCAGAGCGCACTGTGGGCAGCGGACTACCTGATCAAGACCAAGCAGGTGGAGAAGGTTCTGATCCTGTCCCCGCTGTCCACACTGGAACGTGTCTGGGGTGACGGCATCTTCCTCGGGTTTCCGAACCGCAGGTTCGTGGTGATGCACGGCACGGCAGAGCGTAGGCGCAGGCTGCTGAAGGAGGACGCTGACTTCTACGTCATCAACCATGACGGGTTCTCGATCATCGCTGATGATGTGCATGGCATGTTCGATCTGGTGATCGTCGATGAGGCTGCGGTCCTGCGCAACCCGAGTACACAACGGTTCAAATATTTTCGCAAGTGGATCGGCAGGAACCCAGAAACACGTCTGTGGTTGATGACCGGGACACCGACACCCAACGACCCGACCGATGCGTGGGCACTGGCCAAGCTGGTAGACAGTCCGAACTGCACTCAGACGTTCACGGCGTTCCGTGATCAGGTGATGACCAAGATCGGGCAGTGGAAGTTTGTCCCTCGCCCCGACGCTATGGAGACAGTGAGCCACATCCTGCAACCGTCCATCCGCTACACACGCGACGAGTGCTTCGACCTGCCTGAGACCATCATCCAGACACGTCAGGTGGACCTGACCCCGGAGCAGGCCAAGTACTACAAGACCATGCTCAAGGAACTGGTGGTCGATGTAGCCAAGGGTACGATCAGCGCCGTCAACGAGGCGGTCAAGGTGCAGAAGCTAGTCCAGATTGCCTGCGGTGTGGCCTACGGCGACGAGGGGCAGGACATTGAACTGGATGCCAGCCCACGGGTGAAGCTGGTGAAAGAACTGATCGAGGAGGTAGGTGAGAAGGTTATCGTGTTCGTACCCCTGACCGGTACGCTGCACATGCTGGAGCGGGAACTATCCAAGCACTGGTCTGTTGGTGTGGTGAACGGGCAGGTCTCATCGACCAAGCGCGACGTGATCTTCAAGGATTTCCAAGACAGCAGAGACCCGCATGTTCTGATCGCCCACCCCGGCACCATGGCACACGGGCTTACGCTGACGACGGCATCCACCATCATCTGGTACGGACCCGTCAACAGCAACGAGACTTATGTACAGGCGAATGGCCGCATCGAGCGGATCGGGAAAAACAAGACATCCAACCTGATCCACATCGAAGCCACAGCCCTTGAGCATAAGATGTACGACCGACTCAGGAATAAGCAGAGCCTGCAAGGGCTGCTGCTGGACCTGATCCAAGAACAAACTAGGAGGTAATGGTGAGTGACGATGAAGAGACCGCCGTGAACACGGCGCGGAGGATGGGCGTGGTCAACGTGGATACCGTGATCGGTAGCTACATGATCCTGCGCCGCCAGAAGGAGAAGATCGAAGCCTCGGTCAAGGAGCAGGTCTCCGAGATCAAGGCCAAGATGGAGAAGCTCGAAGCTTGGATCAAGCAGCAGGCTGACGCGCAGGGTGTCACCTCGTTCAAGACCAAGCATGGCACTGCGTTCCTCACTACCACCGACTATGCAAACGTGGCAGACTGGGATGCTGTGCTGACCTACATCAGGGACAACGAAGCCTACGACATGCTTGAGAAGCGCATCAGCAAGATCGCTGTGCGTGGGTATATCGAGGAGAACAAGTCTGTCCCTCCGGGTGTGAACTACGGCACCAAGCTGGAGATCAACATCCGCAAACCCACCGCAAAAGCAGAGGAGTAACGACATGCGGAAGTGGCTGAAGCGGTGGCTGCAAAAGCCGCCGAAGGACGAACCCCGAGAGGAACAACTGGAACTTCCGTTCGATCCTCCGCTACCCAGACTTAAAGAGATCAAGACCAATCTTCCGTACTAACCGCTCATCTCAGGAGAATTTATGAGCACCTCACTTATCCCCGCGAACATCCAAGTTCCCGCTCACATCGCCGCCCGCATGGGTCAGCAGTCGTCACTGGCGTCTTCGCTCGCCGCTGGTCTGGCCGCTGGTGGTGAGTCCTATCCCCGCATCAGCATCAAGGGATCGCGCTTCCGCATTGTGGAAGGCAAGACCGAGACTGTTCTCGATCAGGTCAAGCTCAACGTCGTGATCGTTGGCGCTAACCCGCGCCTGTCGAAGACCTACTATGCCAAGCAGTGGGACCCGAACGACGAACCCACCGGCCCGGACTGCTTCTCGCTCGACGGCATCGGCCCTGATGCGTCTGTGCAGAACGCCGAGAACGATCTGTGTGCGTCGTGCCCGAAGAACGCTTGGGGTTCCAAGATCAGCGGCAACGGCCAGCAGATTAAGGCTTGTTCGGATCAGAAGCGCCTCGCCATCGTGGCTGCTGAAGACCCCGAGGGTCCGGTCTATCTGCTTCAGGTCACGCCTGCTGCGCTCAAGGGTCTGAACCAGTACCAGAAAGAACTCTCTGTTCGTGGTATCCCGCCCGAGGTGGTGAAGACCGTGCTGTCGTTCGACACCGACGCCTCGTTCCCGAAGCTGAAGTTCGGTTTCGGTGGGTTCCTTGAAGCCCATGAGCAGGACGTTGTTGATCGCCTGTTTGGTAGCGATGAAGTCAAGGAGATCACGGGTGAGAAGGTGATCGCTTCTCAGCCTGATGAGGCCGCAGCACCCAAGGCTGCGCCAGTTGCACCGAAGCCCGCTCCGGTTAAGGTTGTGGAGGAAGCACCCGCCCCTGCACCCGAAGTAGCCGAGACTCCGAAGCGTGGTTTCGGTGCAGCCAAGGCTGCTGCTCCTGCGGCAGAAGCTCCCAAGGTGGCCAAGGTGAAGCCTGCCCCTGTAGTGGTCGAGGAAGACAGCGGCGCTATGTCGCTGGCCGATGAGATCGCTGCGCTTGTTGGGGGGCTGGACGCCGATGATGAGTAACTCGCTCGACTTCACGAAAGTGGAGGCGCTGCGGAAGCATATGCTCCTGACAACTCGGGATATGGCCGAGTTGTTGGGGGTAAGCCGGATGACGTACTATGGATGGGTGTCGGGTAAGCCCATGCGTAAGACCAACCAGCTCTTTGTGCGGTCAATGCTGAAGCGCCTGCTTGCTGTGATGACGGACCACGGATGGCCTATGCCGGAGGTGATCGCCGCAGATCAGAAGCTTAGGAAGGAACACCTCATAGAACTACTCAACCAAAGCTGATAAGGTGGGGGTTCACACCCCCACCAACGCAGGGGCACCATGGATACAGCAACATTTCTAGAGCGGGTTCTCCCCGCCAGCGGGTTCTACGCCAGCGCCAACCTCACTGATCAGGGGATGGCACACGGGTGGTTCTCAACGGTCGAGGACCTCGCGCAATCGGTACAACGGATAAGCCAACGAGGGGGCAATGCGTACTACGCAGTCGCCGCCTTCCAACAGAAGGGGAAGAGGAGCCAAGACAACGCACGAGTCCTGAAGACCATGATGCTCGACATCGACTGCGGTGCGGACAAGCCGTACGCAGATTGGCGCGAGGGTCTGAAGGCGTTCAGCAATTTCGCCGCCGCACTGGCGCTGCCCAAACCCATGATCGTGTTCTCCGGCAACGGGCTGCATGTGTACTGGGTACTGACCGAAGAGCTTGAGCCTGAGCAGTGGAAGCCACTGGGTATGGCACTGAAGGCAGCCTGTGCTGCCCATGGTCTTGAGATCGACCCGACAGTCCCAGCGGATAGCGCGCGAGTGCTTCGCCCTGTGGATACGATCAACCCCAAGGGTGGCAACACGGTCCGTCTGCTGGTCGATGCCCAGCCGGTAACTCCCGATACGATGCGGGCGAAGCTGGCAGGATACATCACGAATCAAATCCCTTCTAATAAAACACGACACACATCCACAAGTTTGTTGTCACAAGCTCTCGCTGTCGAGCAGGAGTTCCCCGAGGCCAACGCAGATGTGGTCGCCGCAAAGTGCCAGCAGATCACATGGGGTATCGAGAACCAGAAAGATGTCAGTGAGCCGTTCTGGTATGCCATGCTGGGCATCGCTGCCTACTGCTCCGATCCTGAAGCAGCAGCGGTTGCATGGTCTGACAAGCACCCGGACTACGAGCACACTCGTACGATCCGCAAGATGGAGCACTGGAAGCAGTCGGTCTCTGGCCCTGCCACCTGCAAGAAGTTCAAGGAGGAGCGGTCCAAGGGGTGCGCAGGGTGCAAGTTCGCTGACAAGATCACGACGCCGGTCCAGATTGGTGCGCAGCACAAGGCTGTGGAGATCACGGACACAGCACCCGACAAGATCGGTGCGGCGGTGCCGCTGCCACGGAGCTACAAGCGCACCAGTTCAGGGATCAAGCAGACTGTGGATGGCACTGACATCGACATCTGCCCGTTCGATATCTACCCGGTCGGGTACGGCAGGGACGAGGCTCTGGGGTACGAGACTGTCCGCTACCACTGGAACCGCAAGCATGTCGGCTGGCAAGAACTGACGCTGCGGCAAGCGTACCTGACCGATACACGCATAAGGGAGTTCGTCACCGCTGTTGCTGATCAGGGGATTGTCCTCAAGACAGCACGCCAAACAGAGATGTTTCAGTTTATGCTGCGCTCATACATGGACAAGCTGCGCGAAATGCGCGCAATGACCAACCTCCACACCAGCATGGGGTGGAAAGAAAACCAGACTCAGTTCGTTCATGGCGGCACCATCATCCGCCGTGCGGACGACGGCGCAGTGAGCCGTGAGAGCGTAACCCTTGGTAGCACCAGCAGTCGGTTGGGCGGGGAACTGTTCTGCTCGGCTGGTGACGAGCAGGCGTTTACGAACTTCACGTCTGTGCTTGAGAAGGGCAGGATGTTCGGACATATGTTCGTCATCGGCGTCGGTCTCTCTGCGCCACTGCTTGAGTTCACCGGCCTCAACGGTGTGACGGTCTCACTCTACGGACCATCAGGCACGGGTAAGACACTGGCGCAGTTGATGGTTCAGGCTCTCTGGGGCAACCCACAGAAGCTGCACTTCGCGGCCAAGTTCACACCGAGCAGTCTGTATAACCGGCTTGGTCTGTACTCCAACATGCCAATGACCATCGACGAAGTGACCATCGCCAGCGAGAAAGAAGTTGGTGAGTTCCTGTACATGGTGACGCAGGGCCGGGACAAGGCCCGCCTCAACCGTAACGCTGAGGAGCGGGAGACCAAAACATGGTGGCTACCCCTGATCCTCTCGACCAACACACCGCTGTCTTCCAAACTGGAGTTGATGGGCAGTGCTGCCGACGCACAGAAGATGCGCCTGCTTGAACTGATGTTCGACCCTCACCCCGTCTTCACCGCCGGTACCAACGCTGGCCGTAAGATGTTCCAACTGGTGACAGAGAACTACGGCCACATCGGACCAAAGTTCATCGAGTACCTGCTGGCTATGGGGCCAGTGGCGGTCAAGCAGATGGTCGCTGATGCCATGGCTTCGTTCGGTCAGCGGTACAGCGTTGACTTCAGTGGCGAGGAACGCTTCTGGGAAACCACTATCGTGCTTGCTGATCTCGCCATGAGGATCGCCTGCGAGCAGGGCTGGTTCAAGTTCGACCATACCTCCAGCATCCAGTGGGCGCTGGATCAGACAGGGGTAATCCGCTCGAACATCGCCGCCAACAGGATGGATGCGTTTGATATCTTGTCCGAGTATCTCAACAGCAACGCGGCAACAGCGGCAACCATCATGCACACAGTCGGGCAGAAGCCAGCGCCGTTGTATGACCGGATGCCTCGGGCAGAGATACGCATTCGCTTCGATGTCTACCGCAAATCATCCAACGGTATGTTTGATCATGGCACCGTCATGGTTGACCGCATCCACTTCAGGAGGTGGCTGGCTTCCAACAGTGTGGACTACCGCAGCCTCATGAAGACCTTCGAGCATGATGGGATTGTCATCCCGGTCAAGCACAACAAGGCATACCTCGGCAAAGACACACCGATAAAGCTGGGTCAGTCCTATGTGGTCGGGCTGAACCTCAACCACCCGCGCCTACAGGGTATCCTCGACGAGGCAGACCAAGCCTATGACAACTTGGTCTTGGGTCAGATGAAGATTGTGCCCGATCAGTAGGTGAGTAGCTCGAACGCCTTCTCGATATCCTCGCGTCCAGCTTTCGGTGTAGTACGGAGAGTACGCTCACCCGCTGGACGCTGGGCCTCCTTCAGGGCGCGCTGAGAGTTCTTCAGGAAGTTGTCGATCTTGAGACCTGTACCCTCAGCACCCTTGTTCCAGTCAGCCACTGCGGTGACGATATCACGGGCACGGGCGTCGTCGCCCTCCATCTTCGCTTTGATCCACGCAGTGCGGAATCCTGCCACGACATCGCGCTGGTAGTCGGACACACGGTTGGCCACACGGATCGTGCTGTACTGCTGTGCCGCAGCAGCCGGGTAGAACCCAAGCAGACGGGCAGCGATAACTCCAGCGTTGGCGTCATCAGCCACCACATACCCACGCCGGTCCACAATGGCGTCGGACTTGGCATAGGCAACTGCGTCACCAGCGGCGCGCAGCATAGTGACGGGCGCTTCGCGGGCTACATCCGTAAGTTGGATGCGATCCGAGAACGGCACCCGCATCAGGTCAGCAAAGAACTTGGCCGAACCCAGCAGCGCAGACGGTGCAGGACCAGCGATGTCGGTAAGCTCACGCCCGACATCTGCACCGGACAGGAGGATACCCGTACCGGGCAGCACGTTACCCACAGAGACACGTCCACCGATGTCGGCGGGCACAGCGGAGTTAACCACACCCTGCAAGAAGTACGGCGACATGCCGGGGAACACGCCGTCGATGAACTTGGCGATCTCCATACGGATGCTACCGGTCTTGAACCCAAGGGCTTGGGCCAAGGTGTCGATCAGGTCTTCGAGGTCTTCGGCAAACGGGAGACCCTGCAAACCGGACAGCAGCCAGAGAGATGCCAGCATGGCGATCTTCCCACCGCGTGAGAGGTTGCTGAACAACTGGATCGAGGTGGTGGGGAACACCTTGTACATATAGAGGAACGACTGGATACCCGAGCGCCAAGCGGGGGGACGGTTAAGCACCGAGTACTCACCCATTGTCAGGTTCAGGGCATCAACCGCGAATCTCCGGGCGGCTTCCTGCGCCTTGGCTTCACTTCTCCCACCTGCGATCTGGCGCTCATACTCCAACCGATACGCAGCAAGTCCGAGAGTACGGCGCGAAGCCTGCTCAGTCAGGTTGAACGGCAGCATCCACCCATCGACGAACTTGCGCCGGAAACCAGACGAAATCTTCCCACGAGCAGTGTTGATGAGCGCATTGGTCTGCGCCGGGATCATGGCACCCTCGCGGATTTCTCGCGCGATGAACTCAGCCTCATGCTTCTTCAAGTTGTAGCGTGTTTGCAGGTCCTTACTGGCAGCCACCTCGTCGTAGAACTCTGCGGTGTTCG